CCGCGCCGTCGGCGCATGGCCATTTCTTCCAACTACCTCTGATACCGCCAGCCTCCCGCTGGCCGGGAGTGCTGTCCATGACCCTCGAACAACTCAAGGCCCAGCGGGAAGCCCTGCAGGCCGCACGCTTCAATGGGGTGCTCACGGTGAAGGCCGGCGACAAGTGGGTGACCTACAAGTCGGATACCGAACTGCAGTCGGCCCTCCATGACCTTGACCGCGAGATCGCCCAAGCTGAAGGCCGCCCGCGCCCACGTCGCATTCGTACTGTCTGCGGGAAGGGGTTGTGATGAAGGCCTTCCAGAACCTGCGCCGCAAGGTCGGCGCGATGATCGGTGGCTTCGAAGGGGGCTTGTCTGCCCGCCGCCTCAAGACCTTCGCTGCTAGCCGCGCGCACGTCAATACGCTGATCCAGGCCGCCGGGGCCGACATGACCGCCCGTGCCCGGTATCTCATCCGCAACAACGGCTACGCCGCCAATGCCGTGGAGTCCTGGGCGGGTAATGCCGTCGGCACCGGTATCAAACCCTCGTCGGGCATCGCCGATGCGGTGCTCAAGGATCGGGTGCAGCGCCTGTGGCTACGCTGGACCGATGAGTCGGATGCCGAAGGGCTGACCGACTTCTATGGCCAACAACGCCGCGCAGCGCGTGAACTCTTCATCGCCGGCGAGGTGTTCTTCCGCATCCGGCCACGTCGCCCCGAGGATGGCCTGTCGGTCCCGCTGCAGTTGCAGATGCTGCCAGCCGAGATGCTGCCCTTGAATCACAACCAGGCACTCGACAACGGCCACCGCATTCGCCAAGGCATCGAGTTCGACCGCATTGGTCGGCGCGTCGCCTACCACTTCCTGCGTCGCCACCCGGGCGACATCACCGATCCGGGACTGGCTGGAGAGACCGTGCGCGTGCCGGCTGAGTCGGTGCTGCACATCGTTGATCCTGTGGATGCGGGGCAGTTGCGGGGTGTCTCGCGCTTCTCGCCAGCGCTTGTGAAGCTGTTCCTGCTCGACCAGTACGACGACGCTGAACTCGACCGCAAGAAGGTCGCGGCGATGTTCGTCGGCTTCGTGCGCCGGCCGGAACGTGACTTCGACAACGGGGGTGAGGCCGACGACCGGGGTGAACCGCTGCTGCCGCTCGAGCCTGGCCAACTCCAGATCCTGGATGACGGTGAGGACATCACCTTCTCGACGCCGGCCGATGTCGGCGGCAACTACGAGTCCTTCCAGTACCGCACCTTGCTGCAGGTGGCCGCCGCGCTGGGCTTGCCCTACGCGAATCTGTCGGCCGATATGTTGAAGGCCAACTACTCGAACACCCGTGCGGCCTTGCTGGAGTTTCGCCGGCGCATCGAGGCTTTCCAGCATTCGGTGCTGGTGTTTCAGCTGTGCCGGGCGGTGTGGGCCAGATGGATGGACACAGCGGTGCTCTCGGGCGCCCTGGATCTGCCGGACTACGAGCAGCGCCGCGCTGACTACCTTGACTGCAGCTGGCTGCCACCGCGCTGGGACTGGGTCGATCCCCTCAAAGACATTCGCGCCGAGATCAATGCCATCGAGGCCGGCCTCAAGTCGCGTACCCAGGCCATTGCCGAACGCGGCTTTGACGCCGCCATGGTCGATGCCGAGATCGCCGGTGACCACCGCCGTGAGGACGTCCTGGGGCTGCGCTTTGGGCGTGAGCCGGCACCAGCTCCTGCGCAGGCACCACCGCCAGCCCCCTCGAACTGAGGAATCCCGATGACTGATTTGCCATACCTGGCGTCCCGCCTGTACGGGACGCCGCTGCTCATTGCGCGCACGAAACTTGAAGTGATCCTCGGCGTGGTGGCCCGGAAGTTCGCGGGCGACACGCTCGCCACGCCACCGCCCACCACCCTGGATGTATCGACGTCGGGTGGCCTCCAGATTCTGGAGGGTATCGCCATCCTCCCGGTCCTCGGCACGCTGGTGCGGCGCTCTTCTTATATCGGCGCGGCCAGTGGCCTGACCAGCTACCACGACATCGAGGCCATGGCCGAGAGCGCCTTCGCTGATCCTCGGGTGAAGGCCGTGCTGCTTGAAGTCGACTCCAGCGGCGGCGAGGCGGGGGGCGTGTTCGACCTGTCACAGCGACTGAGGAATCTCGCGCAGACCTCCGGCAAACCCCTGTGGGCGATTGCCGATGAAGCTGCACTGTCGGCCGCCTACGCGATTGCCTGTGCCGCTGACCGCCTGTGGCTCACCCGCACCGCCGAGGTGGGCTCCATCGGCGTGGTTGCGGTGCACGTCGATGAGTCGGTGGCCGACGCCAAGGCGGGTCTGAATTACACCTTCCTGCACGCCGGCACCCACAAGGTCGATGGCCATCCGCACGCACCGTTGCCGGCACCGGTCGCCGCTGACATCCAGGCCGACATCGAGCAGCTCCATGAGCAGTTCATCAGCCTGGTCGCGGGGTTCCGTCGGCTGACACCTGATGCCATCCGCAACACCGAGGCCCGCGTCTATCGGGGCGAGGCGGCGCTGCAGGCCGGTCTGGCCGATCAGATCGGCACCCGCAACGAGGCGCTGGCCGCTCTACAACGGCAACTCGCCATGAGTACCGGACGCAGCCTGCGCAACAAGGCCGCTGCGCTGTCGGCCACCCGTACGACTTCCCGATCCCAAACCTTCCCGAAGGAGATCTCCATGAATGATCACAACCCCGTCACGCCGGTGGACACCCAAGAGAACACCACCCCGAATACAGCCCCGACCCCGGTGCAGTCACCGCAAACCCCGCCGCCGCTCGACGAAGCGGCTATCACGGCCCAGGTTGAGCAGCGACTGCGACGCCAGTTGGCTGAATTGACCGAGATCGCCGCCCAGGCCAAACGCCTCGGGGTCACGGTCGATCCCGCGCAGGCCCTGGCGCGTGGCGTCACCCCCGATGCGCTGCGCCAATCGGTGCTGCAGCAGGCGGCCGAACGCGATGTGGCGCAAGACATCGTGGCCCAAGCCCCGGCACCTGCGCCCACCAAACCTCAATCCGTCGCTGACAGCCCACTGGTCAAAGCGGCCCAAGCCTATGGAGGTCGTAAATGACTGCACCCCTGATTTCTCCCACCACCCTCGGTGACCTGATCAAACGCGAGTCCGACCCGGACTACACCCGCGAGACCGTGACCCTGAAAGCTGGCACGGCTTACCCGCTGGGGGCCGTGCTGGGCCGCATCACCGCGACCGACATTTACGCCCTGTCGCCAGCCGCTTCGACGACAGGCCTGGAAGGTGCAGAGATCGCTTGTGCCGTGCTGCTGCACCAGGTCGCCGCCAGTGACACCGACACCCAGGCGGTGGTGCTCGCACGTGGCCAGGTCATCGTCGCCGACCGCGCCTTGGCCTTCGATGCCTCGGTCACAGACGCCGCTGCTCAAGCCCTCAAACACCAGCAACTGGCCGCCCACGGCATCGTGGTTCGTCCGGTCGCCTGATCTCATTTCCCAGGAGTTTCGATATGACCGTGATCGTCAATCCGTTCGACGCCGGCGGCTTCACGCTGGCCGAGATGTCGGCCGCCATTCAGATGCTGCCCAATCCCTATGGCCGCGTCGGCCAGCTGGGACTGTTCGCCCCTGAGCCGATTTCGCAGCGCAACGTCACCATCGAGTCCATCGAAGGCGAACTGCGGCTGCTGCCGGCCGTGGCACCCGGTGCACCCGCAACCGTCGGCACCACCGACAAGCGTTCGGTGCGTTCGTTTGCCGTACCCCACATCCCGCACAACGATGTGGTGCTGCCCGAGGAGATCCAGGGTATCCGGGGTCTGGGTCTGGCCGCTGGTGAAGATCCGCTGGTCACCGTGATGACCCGCAAACTCGCCCGGATGCGCGCCAAGCACGCGCAGACGCTGGAGTACATGCGTGTGAACGCCTTGCTGGGGATTACCAAGGATGGTGCTGGAAACACGCTGTACGACTGGCATGACGAGTTCGACATCCAGAAGCCCGAGGTGGATTTCGTGTTTGGTGGCACCGAGGACATGGTCATCCATTGCACCGAGGTGGCCCGCCAGATTGAAGCGAACCTCAAGGGCGAGATGATGACCACCATCCACGCCTTGGTCAGCCCCGAGTTCTTCGACAAGCTGGTGGCGCACAAGACCGTCAAGGAGGCCTACACCTTCTACCAGGGCACCGCTGGCACCAACCCGCTGCGCGACGATGTGCGCCGGGGTTTCCGTTTCGGCTCCATCCTGTTCGAGGAGTATTTCGGCACGGTGACGCTGGCCAATGGCAGCACGGCACGCCTGATCCCGCCGCGCGAAGGGGTGGCCTTCCCGCTGGGTACGCTCGACACCTTCCGCACTTACTTCGCCCCGGCGAACCTGATGGAAGCGGTCGGCACCTATGGCCAGGAGCTCTACGCCCACCAGTTGGCGCGTCCGAACGGCACCGGCGTGGATATCTACACCCAGTCCAACCCGCTGCCGATTGTGAAGCGCCCGGCGCTCACCGTTCGTCTGCATTCGAGCAATGGCTGGTAAGCGGGAGACAAAGCATGACCGTCTTTGGTGACCTGACCCGGGCCATGTCATCCATCGTGCTCACCACCTTCGGTGAGCCGGTGGTGTTTCATCTGGACGGTCAGGGAGCACCCATCGACAGCACGGGCGTCTTTACCGCCATGCACCAGGCGGTCGATGCCAGTACCGGAGTGGCGGTGTCCACCGTGCAACCCATGCTCGAAGTGGTCGCGGCAAATTTGCCGGGACCACCCACCGAGGGCGATGCCGTGACGGTGCAAGGTGTGCGCTACCTGATCGTCGAGGTACGCCCCGATGGCCATGGGTTCCTGAAATTGATGCTGCACAAAGGGGGTAGTGGCCATGAAGCACCCGCGTACCCTGATCCGTGAGGCGGTGGCGGCCCGACTTTCTGCAAATTTGCAGAAGGTTGACCCGCGTATCACCGCTGCGCGCATCAGCATCCACCGCACGACACCGCTCTTTGCCGGGAAGCTGCCCGCCGTCCTGATCTACACCCGCGACGAGCGTATCGAGGATCAGCCCAACGCCGATCCGGGCTTGCGCTATCGCAAGCTGGAATTGTCCGTGGAGATCATCGCCAGTGGTGAATCCGCCGCCGAGGAAGCTGATGTACTGGCGCAGGCGGTGGAAGCCATCCTCGATGCCGATGAGACCCTGGGCCTGCTGGTGGAAGG